ATCTTGAAGAGTAGTTTTCCAAGAAGCTTTCTTGTACTTAACTTTACCTAAAGAGAATTTTAATGCTACTCCAGTAAGTTTAATACCCCAGTCACTTGCTGCGGCAACTGCATTTGCTGCTGTAATAAATGAACAACTAGCATCAGCAATAGTAGCTGAATCTCCTTGGTAAGGAATGTCCAATTCTGCAACTTCAGCACCACCTACGTTAAATGCAATTACTTTGTAAGCAACTCCATCTAATACTAAGTAGTCACCTGCAACAGCACCACCGTTATCAATATCAGTAGCTGCAGTTACATACTTGCTTCCTTTTACTACAGTAATGTTACCTGAAGTAGAAGCAGTAGTAGTAGCGTCAGTTACTCTTTCAAACTTGATAAACTTTTCAGCTTCTCTAGAGAAGTTATTGATAAAGCTTTCAATTAATCCATCAGCAATTTCTACTTGTGTAGCACTTGCATCTGACTTGTACTGTCCGTGCTTAATAAAAATACCTCCTTGATTAGCAGTGATTGACTGATCAACATTCAATCTTGCAATATAAAGGTTATCATTAATTGCTTGGATAGCACCTGAAGTACCGTTGTATCCAATGTAATCTACTTGCTCTGTTGCAGCAGCAGCTACAGCTCTAGTAACTTTAACAACGTTGCTTCCATCAATTACATCTGAAGTAAACGGAGTAGCTGTTCCACGTCCTTGAACTAGTGTAAACTCACCACCTGCAGCAGCCGCTGCTTCAGTTAATCTAGTAGTTTTAGAACGGTTAAAAATTCCAATCTCTCCATCAGTTAATGTAGAGATGTTTCCTGTTGTAGCTGCAGTTCCTGCAGTTCCTACAAACAAAGACATCTTGTCTTTTTCTGTAAATGTTGCCATTTTTAATTTAATTTTTAATTAAACAATATATTTATTTTAAATTTTACTCTGATAAACTAGCTTCTGATCTTTTTAGTTGCCATAATTCAGGTGTTGTAATTCCTGCTGCAATAGCTACAGCTTCATCTATAATAGACCTGTGTGTTATAGCATCTAGTTCACAATTTAATGGTCCTACTACTCCTTCAATTGTAGAAGTATCTGAAATAATAGGCTGTGGTCTACGCATGTATCTTATGTAATAAGTATCTACAGTGTAGTCATCACTAGTAATTAATTCATGTCTTTTAGGACCAGTTGAAGTTGCTTTACTAAAATCCATTCTCCAAACTAGATTCTCATCAGGTTTTTTAAATGGGTTTCTTTTGTTTTTTGTATACTCATTATGAGTAATTGGTTTTACTTCTATTCTATTTGCATCAAAACATGCATTTGTAGAACTAGTTAAAACTTCTTCATCTAAAGTATACAAAAAATCAGAAGGCAAGTCAAAGAACGTACCATTAGGCTTTACCCCTATTTGATTAGCTGAAACATCTGCACTAGTTAATGTAGAATTTCTTACTAACTCTGAAAGATCTTTTCTTCTTTTCTCAGTATATTCAAATCCTGTAACGTACTTGTTACCTAAAGGATTCATTATATGAAGAACTAACCTTTCTTGTGCTTTAGTTAGAAATCTGCTTATTTCATCAGACAAATAACCTGGTGCATCAAAATTAGTGATTTTGTCATAGAGAATCAAAAATTCTTCTTCCATTTCAGCTGAAGTCATCTAATCAGTCTTTAGAGGTTTTTAGTCTTGCCTTAATATCCATTAAGATATCTTGGTTCTTTTTTAGTTTTAAAAATTTAACTGCTGCTTCCATTAACGGAACTTCTCCAGGATTAGCTAAAGGTTCTCCGCCTTGTAAGAAATACTTACGTCCATCTTTAACAATTATACCTGCTTCAACAGCATCTAAAATTAAAAGCCTTGTCTTTCTATCTGCATCTTTAGCAATATCTAAAAATGCATCTAAGTTAGAATCAATGATTTTACCTAGCTCATCTTGTAGCCATTTTAATGTGGCATCAAGTGGTACACGTTTACCATGAATTCTAATGAAGTTAGACATTTCTTCTTTATTTTCATTAATCTTTCCAAGGAACATATAAGCTTCTTGCAGCTTCTTTTGTCTTGTAAGTCTATTGTCTATTGCAATGTCTTCTGACACTAGCATAAACTTATAAGACCGTTTCTTTTTACTTTCAGCTAAAGAAGAGGCTATCTCTGATTTATTTGAAAGTAAAAGTTTGTAATCTATGTAATCTTTTGGTGAGTCTAGTTTTAAGATTTTGGAATCTTTACCTAATCTAACTTTATGTCTCTTCCAAAAGTTATTTACTTCTTTGTATGGTGACAAATCTCCTACTTTGTATGACATTCCAGATACTTCTGGATTTTCAAAATAAGCACGTTCTTCATCAGTTAATGGACATATAACATTTCCGTTTCTATCCATTGGTGCAGAATAATTTCTAGTGGCTGGACCTACTAAAAATGCTGCTTCATGTTCTGGATCTTTAATCCAGCTACTTCTTTTAATAGGAAGGATTTTAATAGTCTTCCCTTTAAAATCTTCCTTGAGATTAAACTTTTTCTCTCCCATTGTTTCTCTCCGTTAAAATTTAAATTTATTACTAATATAAAAAAGGGCTAGGCTTTAACCTAGCCCGTAATTATTATGCTAAAATGTTTGGAATAAAAGACGCTGTCTTAGATGGATCTCTTACAATCGCACCTCCAATATACATTTTGTGCTCTTCCCATGCATCAACTGCACTACCAATAGCACTAACTGCTCCTGCTGGATCAAATGGATTTCTTAATCCTGGGATGTACTTATGAATAGTAGGCATTCCTTTAACAGCAACCTTTTGAATGTTAGGTTGACCATCAGTAGTACCAATGTCCATAATGTCAAATCTGTAAGATTCAGCAACACCACCATCTGGGTGTGGAGTCTTGTTACGGTCTCTGTCTCCATACATAGAGTCAATAGAAAGAGTTACCTCAATTCCGTTTGGCCCAATGTACTCAACAAACTGTCCACCGTATCCCATTGCTTTTCCAACAGTTAATCCTGAAGGAGATTTTCCTTTTCCAATTCTCATGTGCTCTTGAGCTGGAGTGTAAAGTTGCGAGAACTTTTCTAAAGCTTTGTGGAATAAGTAAGCTCCTCTTTCACCTGTTCTAAGAACAAACTTTCTTTGATCTCCTGCAATCTTACCTTCTGATAAATCAAGAAGTCTTTCAGTTAGATCTTCAATAGAAAATTCATTGTAGAATTCAGTGTTAGCTGCTTCCATTTGCTGACGGATACCTGCACCCTGTACAATCTTGTACCCTGATTTACCAGCTACTTCGTAACCACCTTCATCAGTTCTGTTAGCTGTACCATACATTAACACTCTGTTAATGTCATCTCTAAACTCTCTGTCAAACATGTAAGACTCATAATCCTGCCATACAGAAAAAGTCTTCTTAGTTCTAGGGTCCATGATTTTAGTAGCCATCTTTCTAAGAGTCATGTTACCAGGAGTTCTTTTCATCATACGTAAGTGCGTAAACGCATTTCTCATAGTGATGTTCCCTTTGTAACGTGGTTGGTGACCTTTCTCAGAGAATTTAGCTTCTACTGGAGAGTACTCACCTGAGAATTTCTTCCCTGCAACTAACTCTTCATAAGGTACAAATAAATCAGCATCTCCTGTATTAAGTCTTACAGTGTATACTGTGTTTGTTCCTTCTGAAACACCTTCACCAACAACTAAGATTGGATAAAGTTCGTTCTTTTCACCAACAATTACTTGAGTATCATCAAAGTAATCTGTAGCAAAAACTAATTCAAATTCAGTGAAGTTCTTTCCTGCTTCATCTGTGGCAGTAACTGGAGTACCATCAATTCTTGCTTCAATTAACGGAATGTTGTTTACTGCTGGTGAAGACAGCTCCCATGTATAGTCTCTTTCATCATCAAACTCTAATGTTGGGAATTGGCTTAATAAAGTATCAATGTTATTACCAAAATTCGCTGATTGAATTTTTGTAATAAGATCAGATACCTTGTGTGGCGCCTGCTGCCACAAAGCACCCAAGTGGTTCTCTGTAGTTAGACCTTTCCAAGAGGAAGCGTCTGTCATTTGTAAAAATGATAACTGTGACATATCTATTTAATTTAAAAAATGTTTTTATATAATATTATCTAAAGCTCCAAGTAATCCACTAGCCTTGTTTTTACCTTTACCTGAAACACCTTGCTTAATTTTAGCATCTTGTGCTTCTAAAGCTCTATCTAATTTGTTAACTGCAGAATTTGAAACAGGTCCAGTTATTGCGTCCCAACTTTTAAACCCATCCGTTAAGTGGTGTAAGTAGTTAAGTTTAACCAAGTAATCTTGGTCTTCAATCATACTTTTAACTACAGCACTTACAGGATTGTTATTTCTATCATAACCTGCAGTTTTTGTCATTAAGTCATAGACCTTGTTTTGTGTGTCTTCATTGACTTTCATGTTAGGAATAACTTCATTAGTACTTAGTACTTTAGTTTTTAGCTCATTCAGTCTCTTCTGGTAACTTTCTTGAGCTTGTTTATTCCTGGCTTCTGCTTCTTCAGAAAGTTTTGCAAGTCTATCCTTTTCTACTTTTTGAAGTCTAGCTAAAGCTTTTTTAGAGTCTTCAACATCTTCACCAAGATCTATAGAACGTTCTGCGTACTTTTCAGCTTCTGCTTGCTCAAAACCTTTAACTAAAAAATCTTGAGTAAGTACTTTTCTTCTAAATTCTAGCTTATCCTCTCCTTCTAAATCATAAGGACTAATATCAGCTAGTTGTTTTGAGGAATTTTGTGCTTCTCTATAAGTACTTTCAGGTACTCCATTCCTCAAAGCTTTTAAATATTCTTTTTGATCCTCATTCAAATCAGAATATTCATTATTTTCAATCTGCTTTCTGATAACTTTAATCAAATCTGATCCAGACTTAATCTCTTTTAATTCATCATCAGAAAGAGATGAAAGAACCCCATCCTCGCGAAGAGCAGAAGTTAAGGAAGTAAGTGGAGAAGAGGGAGACTCTTCAGAGTCTGGGGCATCTTCATCAATATCTTCTTCATTACTTTGTACTTCTTCTTCATTATCTTCGCTTTGTACAAAGCTTAATTCTTTTTGTAAATCAGGCTCTTCACCTGGTTCTTTTTCTTTCTCTGTACCATAGACTTCTCCTGTTGTTGCGTCAAAGCCTGGTATGTCTAACGTTCCTTCACTAGCACCGTCTTCTAAGAAGTTAGCGTCTAGCCCTTCAAATAAATCCTCTCCTTCCATAATAAAATTTATTATAATTACAAATTAAAAACATTCTTAATTAGAATTCCAAATTTTCTAGAGTGATATACCAAATATTTCACTTCTAGTTATAGCTATTTTGGTGAAGCCGTTTTATTCTTTTTAGCAACTTCAACCTTTTTACGCTCAATTTCTTCTTTAGCTTTGTTTGATCTTTCTGTTTCAGCTAAAGCGTCTTCTTTAATTTGAAATTCTTTTTGCATTTTTTCTGCTTCCATTCTAAGTTTTTCTAGTCCTTCTTTACTAGTTTCTGCAGAGTTTTTAGCGTTTATTTCTAGTTGTTTTAATAATATAGCGTTCTCCCTATCACGCTGGTTATCTTCTAATTCTCTAATCTGTTTGTCAACTTCAGCTTGTGCTTTTTGTTCTTCAATAGCCGCCTGCTGTTGTAGTTGTTGTTGAGCAAGTTGTTGTTCTTGTTCTTGTTGTTTTTGTGCTTGTATTTTAGCGTCTTCTTCAGACTTTTCAATTTTACGTTTAATTGCACTAACTGAGTTGGTAGTCATAATATCTAACAATTGAGAGAAGTTAATCATACCATTCTGCAGTCCTGCATGTGCAAGTTGCTTAAGGCTTTCTCTTAAGTTGTCATTCATAGAACCTGTAGTTACATGTACATCATAGTCAGCTTCATTAAATATCTGACCGTTTATTTCAAATAACTTTGTACTACCTTCATCTAGTACATATTGTACTTTTACATTGTCCTTGTTTCTCCAAGCAAATTTAGCTGTTTCTAATAAAGCTTCTAATACTCTAATTTGTGTAGCTTCATGCTCTGCAAACCAATATTCAGTAATATGAGAAGATTGAATTACTTCTCTTTCTACGTTACCTACTGCTTCTCTTGCTGATATTTGACCTTGTCTTCCTGGAGATACTCCTGATATTTCACCTAGCTCTTGTTTGATATATCCTAACATGCTAATGTATAGCTGTATAGTATTACCCATCTCAAGATCTATAACAGGTGTAGGAAGTTGTTGCCCTCCTGCAAGTTTACCTGTTGCGGCACCTTTGTTACCTTCTTTAAAACTATCAAATACTGCAAGGTTCATACCTTGTGCAAATGATAACCATTGATCAATCTTCCAATTTTCAGGAACTCTAGCAAGGTCTAATGACATTATCTTACCGTAATTCTTAGCAATAGCTAGCTCTGTGTTATACATAAGTACATTGTACATGTATTGGTAAGGCTTCATTCTATCCATAAGAGATACA